CATCCCGGTCTCAGATCCGAACGCGGCTACGATGTCGCAGAAGATCGTGCAGTACCAAGCGGTGCTCCAGTTGTCCCAGACCGCCCCGCAGATCTATGACCTGCCACATCTGCACCGTCAGATGATCGAGACGCTTGGTGTCAAGAACGCCGACAAGATCATCCCGTTGCCCTCCGATGCCAAGCCGCGTGACCCCATCACCGAGAACATGGACCTGATGACGGGCAAGCCGACCAAGGCGTTCATCTATCAGGACCACGAGGCTCACATGCAGGTCCACATGGCGCTGATGCAGGACCCGAAGATCGCTGCGACGATTGGGCAGAGTCCGCAGGCTCAGCAGATGCAAGGTGCCATCCAAGCACACATCATGGAGCACATGGCGTTCCAGTACCGCCGCGAGATTGAGAAGCAGTTGGGTGCGGCGTTGCCGCCCTTGCCGCAAGACGATAACGAGGAGTACGACCTGCCGCCTGAGTTCGAGGCTCAGCTTTCCCAACTTGCTGCAGTTGCCGCAGCGCGTGTCTTGCAGAAGGATCAGGCCGAAGCGCAAGCGCAGCAGAACGCCCAGCAGCAACAGGACCCGCTCATCCAGATGCAGCAGATGGACCTGCAGATCAAGCAGCTTCTCGCGCAGACCAAGGCGCAGCAGGCCCAGATGGACGGGCAGATCCGCATGATGGAGCAGCAGCGCAAGCAGCAGAAGGACATGGTGGACGCCGCTGCCAAACTCGACGAGTTGGAGCTTCGCAAGGCCGAGGTCTCCGCTACGCAGCAACTTGAGGCGGCACGCCTCGGCGTGGATATCCAGAAGGACAAGGCTGCCCTTGCTGCCAAGCAGCAGATCGAGGGGGTCCGGCTTGGGCTTGATATCGGCAAGGCGCGGGACGATGCGGACCTGCGCCGTAGAGACACAAGGAGTATTGACGAATGATTTATTCAAACGCTCTGGAACACTTGGACTCAAAACTCCAAGAAGAGCGCATGTTGATCGTTGAAGCCTTGATCCAAGGCAAATTGGATGAAGGTGAATACAAACGTCTTTGCGGGGCGTTACAGGGTCTCGACCTCGCTAAGAACCACATTAAAGACCTTGCAAAACGCTTGGAGCGCGACAATGAGTAGTATCAATGTAGAGAAGACGCAGGAAGAAGCCACTAAAGCCAAACTCCTGCCAGAACCGAAGGGCTACCGAATCCTGTGTGCAGTGCCACACGTGGAGGAGGAGTTCGAGGGCGGCATCATCAAGGCCGAGGACACCAAGAAGACTGAGGAGCAGACGACTGTCGTTCTGTTCGTGGTCAAGTTGGGGAACCTCGCCTACAAGGATGAGACCCGCTTCCCGACCGGTGCGTGGTGTAAGGAGGGGGACTTCGTGCTGACACGACCCTATTCCGGCACCCGCGTGGTCATCCACGGACGTGAGTTCCGCATCATCAACGACGACACGGTGGAAGCGGTGGTTGAAGATCCCCGTGGCATCCGTCGCGCATAAGGAGTTGTTTTTATGCAACAAGAAGAGTTTAAGTTCCCTGATGAGCCTGTAACTGAGGCGGCTCAGGGCAACGACATTGAGATCAAGATCGAGGACGATACCCCGGCAGAGGACCGGGGCCGTAAACCCCTCCCGAAGGAAATCGTAGACGAGTTGGACAAGGACGACCTTGAGGAGTACTCCGAAAAGGTCAAGAAGCGCCTTGGTCAGATGAAGAAGGTCTGGCATGACGAGCGTCGTGCCAAGGAGTCTGTCGCTCGTGAAAAGGACGAGGCCCTTAAGTTTGCTCAGGCCCAGATGGAAGAGAACCGTCGCCTGAAGCAGCGTCTCGGGGTGGGCGAAAAAGCCTACATCCAAGAGGTTACCAAGGCCGCTACCAACGAGCTAGGCACTGCCAAGGACCGACTTAAGCAAGCCTACGAGTCTGGGGATGCCGAAAAGATTACCGAGGCGCAGGAAGCCCTGACGGATGCCAAACTCCGTCTTAAGGACTACGAACGCTTCCAGCCCTCTTTACAAGACGAGCCAGAAAGAGTACAACCCAGTCAACAGGTTACGAGCATGAGAAGTTGGTCCGGTCTGGAGTTGATCCGCGTAGTGACGATTACTATCGGCGAATTGACGAGACCATGAGGAAGCGCTTCCCAGAGTCCTTCGAGGGCGATGAGGAGACGACGACTCAAACGAGGGAGCCTGATAAGCCCCTTCGCACAAAGCCAGCCAATGTAGTGGCTCCAGTAACGCGGGGAACCGCGCCGCGTCAGGTCCGCTTGACATCGTCTCAAGTTGCGCTTGCCAAGAAGCTTGGCATTAGCAATGAGCAGTACGCACGCGAAATCATGAAACTGGAGAATAACAATGGCTGATAACAGACTTACTCGTGAACTCGAAAACCGAGAATCCGCACAGCGCAAGGTCACTTGGACGCCGCCGCAGGTGCTTCCTTCACCCAAGGAGCAGCCCGGTTGGGTATTCAGGTGGATCCGGACCAGTTTGATGGGTACAGCAGACCCAACGAATACGTCCTCTAAGCTTCGTGAGGGTTGGGAGCCTTGTAAGGCCGAAGACCATCCGGAGTTGATGCTACAGGCTGATCCGAACTCCCGCTTCAAGGGAAATGTCGAGATCGGCGGGCTGTTGTTGTGCAAGGCCCCTGAAGAGATGATGAACCAGCGTAACGATTTTTATCTCAAGCAGGCTCACTCTCAGATGGAAGCCGTGGACAACAACTTTATGCGCCAGAACGATGCCCGTATGCCGCTCTTCAACGAGAAGCGTACGACCACCTCGTTCGGGCGTGGCGGTAAATAAATTCATCTTTTAGGAGTATCAAATGGCTTATCCCACTGTTGATGCCCCTTACGGACTTAAGCCGGTCAATTTGGTCGGCGGCCTTCCGTTTGCGGGTGCTACTCGACAGATTCCGATTGGGAACGCGTACGGCACTGCCATCTATAACGGCGATGTCGTGCAGCTTAACTCGTCGGGAAATGTCATCATCACGACCCTTCAGAATCAGGCCACCAACTCGGTTGCCGGTGTGATCGGCGTGTTCCTTGGCTGTTCCTACACGAACCCGGCTACGAAGCAGAAGCTCTTCTCGCAGTACTATCCGGGCGCTGTTACGGCTGACGACATCACGGCGTATGTTTCGGATGACCCGAACGCGCTGTACCGTGTTGTCAACGTGACCAGCAACGTGGCGGACAGCACGACGGGCGGTCTTCTCCCGGCGTACATCAGCCGTGCCAACTCGTTCGGCACGAACGCGGAACTCGTTCTCAACACGGGTTCTTCGACGACTGGCAACAGCCGTATGGGCGTGTTCATCAACAACGTTGCGACTTCGCTGCCGCTTCGCGTTGTGGACATCGTTACCGATTCGGTCAATACCAGCGGCAACTTTGTTGAGTTCATCGTGAAGTTCAACGCGACTTACCACGCGTATAACAACACGGCTGGCACCTAATAGGGAGTTCTAAGAAATGGCTATTTCACGTGCACAACTTCTTAAGGAGCTGCTGCCCGGCCTGAACGCCCTGTTCGGTCTGGAGTACAAGCAGTACGGTGAGGAGCACAAGGAGATCTACGAGACTGAGACCTCCGAGCGTTCCTTTGAAGAAGAGACGAAGCTGAGCGGGTTCTCCGCTGCCCCGGTTAAGCCCGAGGGTCAGGCCATTGCGTACGATAACGCGCAGGAAGCTTGGACGGCTCGTTACAACCACGAGACGATTGCTCTCGGCTTCTCCATCACGGAAGAGGCGGTAGAGGACAATCTGTACGATTCGCTCAGCAAGCGCTATACCAAGGGTCTGGCGCGGGCGATGGCGTACACGAAGCAGGTCAAGGCTGCTGCGGTGCTGAACAACGCGTTTGCTGCCGGTGTGACCGGTGGTGACGGGGTGTCGCTCTGCAATGCCAACCACCCGCTCGTCTCTGGCGGTGTTAACAGCAACCGTCTGACCGCTGCTGACCTCAACGAGACTTCGCTTGAGGCTGCGGTGATTCAGATTGCGGGTTGGACCGACGAACGCGGTCTGCTCATTGCTGCGAAGCCCCGCAAGCTCATCGTCCCCCCGGCTCTGATGTTCGTCGCCAAGCGCCTCCTCGACACGGAACTCCGTGTTGCGACCGCTGACAACGACATCAACGCCCTCAAGGCGATGGGTTCGATCCCGGAAGGCTACACGGTCAACCACTTCCTGACTGATCCGAATGGCTGGTTCCTCCGAACCGACGTTCCGAACGGTCTGAAGCACTTTGTCCGTACGCCGCTGGCGAATTCCATGGATGGTGATTTTGACACGGGGAACGTCCGTTACAAGAGCCGTGAGCGTTATAGCTTCGGCTGGTCGGACCCGCTCGGCATCTTTGGTTCGCCGGGTTCAACCTGATAAATCAGGCATTTGCGCTGATTGGGAGGGGGGCTTCGGCCCCCCTTCTTTTTGTCTTGACCTAGAGAATCTTGCCAAGTCAAATCAGCTTGTTGACACCCCTTTTGATTCGGCGTATACAGATTCTGATTCCGGGGTAATTCCAGCGTAGCAGACAGACCCGGCTGACGACATGCAGACTGCTACGCTACTTGCATGTAAGGAGCATTTGTAATGGCGAATACTACGTTCTCCGGCCCGGTTCGTTCACAGAACGGCTTCCAGTCCATCAGCATCGACAGCACCACGGGTGCTGTGACCGTCAACTCGTCCTTCGGGACTGATGTGGTGCTTGGCACTCAGTCGCTCTCGGGCGCTGGCGCGGTAGATGTCACCAACGCGTTCACCTCGCTCACCACGTCTGGTGTGTCGCAGGCCCTGACGCTTGCCAACGGCACGGTTGGCGAACTCAAGTACATCGTTCACGCGGTTGACGGCGGTTCGGCGGTGCTCACCCCGACCACGAAGATTGGCTTCAGCACGGTTACGTTTGCTGCGGTTGGCGACAGCGTGACCCTGATCTACACCTCGGCTGGCTGGGCGATCCTCGCGTCGTACAACGTCACCATCGCCTAATAGGAGCCTCTAAATGGCTATGCAAACTGATGTATTAGCCAGTGGAGTGCGGACGACGGATGGGCAGTTGCAGGATCAAGCCGGGAATGATCTCGGTCGTGTTCGTGTAAAAGCCATCTATATCATCCCCGCCGCTGGTGCAGGCAGTGTGGTTTTCAAGGACGGTGGGGCCTCTGGCTCGACCCGAATTACCATCAACACGCTTGCTTCGTCCACGGCTCCGGACTACATACTGCTACCGGGTGAAGGACTGTTGTTCTTGACCGACGTGTATGTGGATGTCTCGACCATTGCTTCGGTGATGGTGTTCTATGCCTAAGTCTCCTGCGTGGCAGCGCAAGGAAGGTAAGAACCCTGCTGGCGGTTTGAATGCCAAAGGCAGGGCGTCTTATAACAAAGCCAATCCGGGTAAGCCGGGTCTCAAGCGTCCTCAGCCTGAAGGTGGTTCTCGTCGGGATTCGTTCTGTGCCCGTATGAAGGGCATGAAGCGCAAACTCACGAGTGCCAAGACGGCCAACGACCCTGACAGCCGGATCAACAAGTCGCTCAGGGCGTGGAAGTGCTGAGATGGACATCCTGATCTGGAATATAGCCCTGACTGCCGTACTCGCTTTTATTGGGTACGTGATGAAAGAAAAGTCTGACGAAATCCATCGTATTGGGATTTTGGTCAACAAGACCCGTGAAGAAGTTGCGCGGGACCACATCACCCGCGTTGAAGTTCGTGCTGACTCGCAGATGCTCATGGACCGGCTTGACCGACTTGAGCAGAAGATTGACCGGTTGGTAGAGCAGCACCGTGCCTAGTAAGTCCAAAGCGCAGGCCAATCTGATGAGGGCTGCTGCTCATAACCCAGCCTTTGCTAAAAAAGTCGGGGTCCCGGCTAAAGTGGCGAAGGAATTCACCAAGGCCGACAAAGGCCGTAAATTTAGGAGTAAATCGAAATGAAAGAGTCCAAGGCTATGATGAAGAAGGAAGTGTCGTTCATGAAGAAGAAGGGCGCTCCGAAGTCGATGCTCAAGCACGAGATGTCTGAGATGCGTGGCATGAAGAAGATG